TACATGGTTTTGGCTCCTTTGGACTTGGTTTTCTAGATTTCTTGGGGATAGAGGGTTTTGCAGAACTGGCAGGTCTATTTTTAACAGAACTTTCAATTTTATATTTATTTAATATATTATTTATTGTATTATCATATATTTTTTTATATTCAGTTAAATTTATAGTTCCATTTTTATTGAAAAATTCTTTATTGCATATATTTATATTACTTTTCTTGATATCAAAAATTTTACTAGAGTCCATAGGTAAAAAATCTGCTATTTTTTTAATTATAGTATCCATGTCATTAAAATTTTCAAAGAAATCTTCTTGATATCTATAATCAACATACATAAAAAAACAATCAGATTCGTACATATCTCCAAGCGTATTCTTAAAAAATTTATCTTTTAACAATATATAACTTATTTTATCAAAAAATTCGGAAGGCAGATTCTTATAAAAATAACACATTGATTTTATAAAATCTTTATTTTCTATATACAAATTACATTGAGAATTATCTTCGCATTTATCATCTGTTAACAACGGATTTTCTCCAAATCTTTCACAATAAGATCTGTCGAAATCATATACATATACTTTCAAAGCCGATGTTATAGTATATTTTTTATTATTTATTACATATATACTTGTAACCGGTTTTCCAAGTTCTTCTATAAATATGTTACCGGCGTGTAAATCATTATGAACCATTTTACTTAAAGACATAGCATAACACGCTGCCGCAATTTGAAATATAATTGGAAATAGTATTTTATCACTATCTTTATAATATATAGTTGAAATATTTCTTAATAATATAGACAATTTTGTAGAATTTTTAGATATCTGTTCGTTTAGTATCATATTATATTTATATTTTTTATTAGGTTCTGGTGCATTCATCATAATAGTTGTATTATTTATAGAAGGTCTTCCAGGAATATTATTTTTCATATAATATATACTTCTATTTAAAACTTTATGTATATCATCGAGATCGATTTTTTTATTATTTTTTTTAAGAGTAGATTTTAATATATTAATTAAATTATCATAAGTACAATTTTTTCCACTTGATAAATACTTAACATAATTATTACATATATTATAATCTATAAGTGGTCTAATTACATTTTTATAAATATTTAATTCATAATTTAAACTCTGAAGTTCACCTAAAACTTTTTTTTTTGTGCCGAAATCAATTGTTGTCTCTTCTATAAAAATTTTTAAAAATCCATTTTGGATTAACTTATCTTTGTAGTATACATTTTTTTTAAATTTTACAAGCCAGATATCTGTCGGAGAAGCAGAATTTGAATCCAATCCTAAAATAGAATCTACATATTCATCTATACTACAAATATCTGTATCTTCATCTATTTTTTTAATAAGCATTTTTATTTATCGTAAATATAAATAAAAATTTATTTAAGATTCTTCCATTACAATTATAACATGTGTAAAATTTTTTTTTAAAGTTTCTATATTTATGGCTAATTTATACTTTGAAATAAACTCTTCTAATTTTTCAAAATCTGGAGTTCCGCAAAAAGGAACAGACGTCAAATTTATTTTTTCATAATCAAGAAATAATTCTCGAGTTCTAATATGATTTAATATTGATACATCTGTGTTAGTTTTAAGAGAAAATTCATCTATTGTTTTATATTGTTTTATATATTTAAAAGATGTTTCCGCGCCGATTTTTGGAATATTTTTATTATAATCACAACCACACATAATACATAAATCTAAAAATTCATATTCAGTCATTTCTAGATTTTCCAATATTTCAGAATATACAATTCTTACACAAGTATCTAAATTTGTATCAATTTTTGTCAAAAATACTGGAGCACCATACGCGAGAACATCGGTATCTTCAGATAAAACAGCATCTACAATACCTCTTTTACATAAATCAGAACATGTTGTTTCTGCTTCTAAAGGCGCATCATAAAAAGGAATATTTAATATTGTAAATAACTCTCTTGTCAAATCAAAATCTTCTTTTGAAATATTTAAAATCTGACTTCGCATTTTTTCAATTTTTGTTTTTATCATATCTATATCTACACTTTCTTCATTTTTTAAAGAAGTTACGGATAATAATCTTTTAAGATCTTTTGTTTTTATTTTATTTGAAAATTCTAAAAGTATATCATTTATTTCGCCAGTATTATAATAATATTCTAATGCTATTTCCAGCTCATAGACTCGATGTTCGTTTTTTTCTCGTTGTTTAGCCCTTTCAGCTTTTTCTTCGTCTTTTTCTGGTGGAGATCCTGTATCATATATAAATACACAATGTATTTCATTTCTTCTCAATGAAGAAACTAAGTTAAAAAATGCAGTTACCCAATTATCTCCGCAAATAGCTTTATACTTGCATAAAAATAAAGAAATATCTATGGCAACTTTTTTGTACGCATATTGCGATAAGTGTATCTCCTCATAAACATGAGGACAATGTTTGCGAAGTAAAGTATTTAGATTATTTATTCCCATATTTGTAAATAAAATACACAAACTTTTAAATAAATCAATTTTAAAATAAAAATAATAGAATAAATGGTAAAAAGAAAAAATGAGGAGTCTAATTCGGGAGAAAATACAGAACAGCCAGAAATAAAAAAAAATTTTCGCCCGAGAATTAAATTAGATAACTGTCCTCCAGTTGAAAATCTTAAAGATCTGATAAATGTCGGAAAAACATCATTATTTTATAAAAATATAAATGTTATAATGCTATGGGATATTCTTCCGCAACTTATAGAACTTGATAATATGATTGGTATGGAAAGTTTAAAAGAGACAATATTTTATCAGACTATTTACTATTTGCAAAATATGCATAAAAAAAATAAAAACGAGGAATATTTACATACAATTATTATGGGCTCTGCAGGTTGTGGAAAGACGACAGTCGCAAAAATAATTGGGGGTATATATAAAAATATGGGTATTTTATCTAGAGATTCGTCTTTTACAATCGGATATAGAGATGATTTTGTGGGTGAATATCTAGGACAAACAGCTACAAAAACAAAAAAATTTTTGGATTCTTGTTTAGGCGGAGTTTTATTCATAGATGAAGTATATTCATTAGGTCCGGGTCAAAAAGATAAAGATTCTTATTCAAAAGAAGCAATAGATACTATTTGTTCTTATTTATCGGAACATAAAAATGATTTTTGTTGTATTATTGCAGGTTATGAAAAAGATGTAAAAAATTGTTTTTTATCTGTAAATTCTGGACTCGAGAGAAGATTTCCATGGGTTCATATTATAAAAGAATATACTTCAGAAAATTTAACTGATATTTTACTTAAATTAGTTGAAAAAACAGCATGGACTCTTCATGAAGAATTAGATAAAAATTATTTGCGTAATTTATTTGAAAATAAAAAAGAACTTTTTAAAAATGCCGGAGGAGATATAGAAACATTTATAACAAAAATTAAAATGGCTCATTCTAAAAGAGTTTTTAGCATGGATAAACATTTTAAATTTATTATAAATAAAGAAGATATAAATAATGCTTTAAAAATTATAGAAAAATATTCGATTAAAGAAAAATCATATACATATAACATGTATACATAATTTTAATTATTTTTTTTTCGCTTATAATAAATGAAAAGAAATAGTAAATTTATAAAATTGGGTATTATTATAATTGTAATAATTTCAATAGTAGCATTAATATTATTAACTAGACATTCTCAAAATTATCAAAGTTCGGATGCAAATAAGTTGCATGATTTTTTAGAAAAAAAAGGTTGGATCGAAAATAGAAAACTTCAAGCAATAACAAGAATACCAGGTAGAAAATTACCAACTTTACCTCCTGAAAATCCTTTAAAAAAACAATGCCCTCGAGGTGAATGCCCTGGTATTGGAAAAGGTTTTTATTTATCAAAATTAAATTTGACAGAACCAAATGATTTCTTAACAGGGTCTGATGTATTTTTGAAAGTAACAATTAAAAACGATTGTTTAAAAAATAGAAACGGAAGTAAATTATCAAAAACTATAGTAACTACGGACAACACAGAAGAATTAATATCTGTTATTAGTAGCGAAAATAACATTAAAGGTAGTTTGCCTTTAAAAATTATAACTGTGACACCTACTCTTGTATATAATACAAAATATGATATAAATAAACATAATAATATAAAAACATCTAGATTTGTTATTTCAGATGAAGTAGATGTTGTTAGTTTTCAAAATAACGAAGTATGTAGAAGAAAAAATATAAATCCTGAATTTCTTACAGATTTTAAAAGATTACCTGTAAAAATAGTAAAACCTGAAATAAATAATGAATGGCAACCATTTTATAGATTTCTTAATAAATGGGGATCTCATGTTATGACACAAATAACATTTGGAAGTAGATTAGAACATTGGGAAAGTTGTTTAGATTCTGGAAAAATTTCTAAAAGAGAATTAGAAGCTAAAGCATGTTTAGATATAGGAGGTCCAATTTCTGAAATTACTGCAAATATTTGCAGTAATTATACAAAAGATGAAAAAGAAAAAGCAAGTTCAATAGAAACAAATAAAAATACCAATATTCTCGGAGGTACAAGAGAAATAAGAAAAAAAATAGCTATGACTGGTATAACAGACGAAAATATTAAAGAATTTTTAGATTCTTCTGATAAAAGCGATCAAGCAATTGGATATAATTTTACTCCTATATGGGAAATATATCAACAAGTTACTTCTATCGAAAATTGTTTGACTGATGTAGATACAGGAAATCCTTTATCTGAAGAATGTAAAGATCTTCAGAGATGTTTAAATTTAGAAGCTGCGTACGCGTATCAAACTGTTGATTGCGAATTATTAAAATCCCCAAATGGAGAAATATATCAAAGTTTTCAAGCTGTAAGAGATATACCAGCTATTAATACATATAAGTGCGTTGCCGCAAAAGAAGGATGTACTCATACAGAAACAGACTGTCATATCTCAAAAGGTGGTTGTAAAGCTTACGGACCTAGTGCATTTGAAAAAGGTGATAACTATTTTGGGAATTTATATAAAACAAAGATTAGAGGAATTTCCGAAGGAGGTTCATGGGATGGAATAAATAACTCGTGTAAATTTTCAGGGGCGCAGTGTAAATGTGATAAAATGTGGTCTGGTGGATTACCTGAACGTATTTTATGGGATCAAGGAGATAGAGATTAAATTTATATTATTTTTAATATAAATTTAAAACCTTTTTTTAAAATATTTTTTAAGAGCAAATATATACAATAAAGTAAATAAAATAAGAACTGAAGTTATAATAATAAAAATTAATGCTGTTTTATCGAAATAATTATTTGAATAATTTTTACTCAAATATTGAAGTTTATTATCATCGCAAACTATAGGTCCACACGAACCCATGTAATTAGAAGTATTTTCATCAAGTAATTTTTGTTTATTTTTATCTTCCAATTCTATTCTATAATTATCTATCGAATGAGATTCTAAAGTATTTAATTTTGGGTTTATAAAACAATATAACTGATATGAAAATCTACTATAACCAGGAGAATACGCGGTAGGAACTAAATCTTTTGTATTTATCAAACTAAAAACACCAGTATATTTACGAAATATATTATTCATTATAATATTTACAAAACTTTTATTTCCTGGATAAGGAGCGGCGATTCCTATAACTTTTGTTTTATCTTTTAAAAATGGAAAATTTTGTGCTATATCTGCGTATAAAAGATAAGAAAGTCCTCCGCCAAGAGAATGTCCTGTTATAAATAATCTTGATGTATCTAAATTTCTTAAATTATAAGAATCAAGTAAATACTGAATTATTTGAATTCTTAAACTTTTACGTTTTGAACTTTCGGTAGTATATATATTATTAAATCCGGTATGAACTTTGCAATCTTTAGATAACCAACTTGGATTTGTTAATAATACTTTTCCGTCTTCATACCCTTCGCATGAATAACTAGTGCCTCTCAATGCTATAAAAGAACAATTATTATATTCAAAAATAAATCCTCCCCATGATGTTGCTCGAGATACAACATCTCCACAATTATATGTTAATATTTTCATTACAGTTGAACCTTCTGGTAAAAGTCTTAATAAAAAAGTTTTAGCATTATTTTCTCCATTAGAATTATCTTCAAATTTTACTTCTAAGTCTAATTTATATGTAAGTTGTGATAAATAAATATTAAATAATACAATATCTGAATTAAATATAGGACTTAAAAATTCAGTTGGTATATCCACCGGTGGAACTACATATTCCCCTTTTAAAAGAGTTTCGGAAACCATATTTATAGCTGTATTTAATATTATTTCTTTTCGCTCTTTATTTTGTGTATCTGTTTCATTTGACTTTAAAGTATTTTGATTAGATTTTAAATCTTTTAATCTCTCATTCAAATTATTCATTTATTTATTGACATAAAAAAATTTATAATTTATAATTTTCAAATAAAACATCATAATAATTTTTATATTTTGAATTATCAAACTTTAAAGTGCTGCATGTCAAAGTTTCGGTAATATCTATATAATTTTCTTTCATTATAGATGTAATTGAAACATAGATAGGATATTCGCTTATGTTTTCAAAAGTCCATGAAACATCAATATCTGAATTTTCAGTACCAATCATGAATGAAATAACAGCATCTACGGATTTTCTAACTTCACTGCTAATATTTTTACTATTAGATTTATACAGTAACAAACTATTAGTTGCCAATATTTGATATCTCGCGTCATAAATTTTTTTTTCAACACTTTCAAGAGTATCTTTTTCTTCAAACGATAACCACATCAAGCCTATATTATTTTTTACATTTTTAAAATTTTGAAATGCTATAGGTAAATAACATATTAGAGGTCTTTTTAAATTTAAACATGTATGTAATGTTTTCATAATATTATATAATATAATTGTTTTAGAGCGAAACTTGGTATTTTTTTCTATAATATATTTATTTTTATATCTTTTAATTTCCTTTTTGTCATTTACAAGAGGTAAAAAATCGTTTTTTATTTTTGGAATATTTTTATAATTTAAAATAAGTTTTAAACTATAAAATAAGTTAAAAATACTACTTTTTGGAAATAATATTTCAGGTGATTTTTGAGGCGTATTTACAAAAGAATAAAATAAAGTTAATAGATATGAGCCTCCTATTAATTCGTGATTTATATAAGCATGTATTTTAAGATTTTCTTTATCTATAAAAAATTTATAATGATAATCTTCTTCTTCTAAAAATAATTTCTTATCATAATACACGTAATTATCTTTTATAATCCAAATTTTTTTATAATCTTGCATTGAATTATAATTATTAACGTATAGACTTAATTTTTCATTTAAATTTTTTATAATATTATCAAAATATACCTGGTCTGAATATTTTACCAGTACATAGATTAAAGATTTTTTAGTTTTATTTTTTTCATTAATATCTATTTGATATTGATCTTCAAGTGTCATATTATTCATGTAAAATTGATAAAATATTTTTAATGTTATATAAATAAGTATAATATAATTAATTTCATAAAATATAAAACACAAAGATAATAGAAATATAAAAAACAGTGAACTCATATATATATTTAAATTTTAAAACTTTAAATTTAAATACAAATAGGTATTGGGAATGAAGAATTTTCTTCTAATTTATTCTTAGATACCGAAATAAAAGTATCTATTAAATAAGGTAAAAATGTATTGATATATGTTTTTATATCAGAACTTACGAAAGGGATATTATTTATAACTTTTTGAGAAACACTGAGAATAATATTTTTTTTATCAATACCTTTTATCTTATAATTGTTTATTAATTTCATAAGATCTAATATAACAAAACTTATATTATCTTTTTTTACTTCTTTATCCATTAATGTAAGAGAAAGATAATCGCATAAAATAGCTTCTATTTTTTTTAGGTAACTTCGGTAAATTTCCATATTTTGAATCTGTGATTCTATCTTCTTTTTTTCTTTTTGTAATTTTATAAGTTTTTGGTTAGACAAAATCTTTTTATTTTTTTTAAAATCTAAATTTTCTATAATTTTATTAGCTTTATTTGGTAAATTATCTTCGATATTAGATATTTTTTTATTATTTTCTTGTATTTTTATGCAAAATTTTGCAGTGCTTTGATGTTTTTTAATATAATTTCGTTTGAATTCTTTTTTGCAAAATTCACATTGAACTGTACTTTTCATTTATTTATATAAATATATTATTTTTTTATAAAAATTAAGTATAAACACAGTTTAAAATTCTTTTATTTAATTTACATTATATTTTATATAAAATTTTTAAATTATCTAATTTTTTTATAATATCACTCTGTATATTAATATCTGTTTTATGTATATTAATAATATTTTTAATAAAATTTGAAGAATTATAGCTATTCATAGGAATAAAACATTTGATATCATTCCACACAACATTTCCAACATTAAATTTTATTGATCTTATAAAATCGTACACATCTTTTTCTGAATCAACAGGTGAGATTCTTGAGCCATCAAAATCAAATAATATAAAATTACCATTTAAAATTCCGATATTATCTATTCTTGCATCTCCATGGTATATATTATTTTGATGTAAAGCATATAAAGATCTTCCTATATCCCATAAAAGTTTTGACAAATTATTTATAATTATATTTTTAATTGTTAATCTATTAAATGAATTTAAACATATATGTTTTTTCCATATAATTATATTATTTGGTTCATATGATACAAATTTACATATAAAATCATGTAAATTATAAGTTATGATATTATTTGCGTAATTTATTTTTATATTTTTTTTCAAGATCGAATTTAGTATTTTAATTATTCTAGAAGCTGTGTCATCATGTTTAAAATATTGATATACATTTACGTCAGATGGGGTTATAAATACAAATGAACTTCCATTACTTGATTTTACATCTAAACTATTTACATCATTACCCATTATTTTTACAACTTTATTAATAGTTTCAATTGTAATTTCTCCCTCGTCTATAATATGTTGGTATATATTCATGTTTATAAATATTTTGTTTTTAAACTTTTAATTTTTAAAAAGATACTTAAAGTAGTCAGAATTCTTATGTAAATGACTAAACAAAGAAAAATTAAAATCGTTAAAGTTAAAAATGATATTATATCAACCGATAGACCTCAAGTTTTTCCGCGTATGCCTAGACTTTACTTGGAATTATTAGAAAATAAAGCAAAAATTAAACAAGATTTGATTAATAAAGAGTATAATGGTCCTTCTTATAATAATTCATATAAAGAAATTCCAAGTAAAAATTCTGAAAGATTTGATAAAAAAGAAAAAAATCTAGAGTCGCGACTTGACAATATTTTAAATGAGGATTATGAAAGCGATAAATCAGATAAATATAAAAGAGAAAAAAGCGAATCTGATAAAGAAGATGATAAAGAAGTTGATAAAGATTATGATAAAGATTATGATAAAGATTATGATAAAGATTATGATAAAGATTATGATAAAGAAGAGAAAGAAATTATAGAAGACGATGAAGATAGTTACACAAAAAATAAGAAAAAAGATTATGATAATAATAGTATATCTTCTGAGGCATCTGAAAAAAAAGATGATAATGATTCGGAAGAAGATATAAGTGAAAAATTAACAAATCTCTTAAATAGTAATTCCCCATCAAGTGTTAAATCTAAATATTCTAGAAATGAAAATGATAAATATAGCAGACAACCCAATTATAATATAAGAAGTGTATCTGCTTATAAAAATTCTCATATAGCTCCAAGTTTGGCCGAATTAGAGGCCCAAGGAGGTTATAAACATGTTTCTCAGCTAAGAGATATAAATAATATACCTATCAGCGAACAACAAGATGAAGATTTAAAACGAGAAATAATGTTTAAAATGGAATTGTTAAAAAAATCATATCCAAATGCTATTATTCCTGAATTTAGTATTCATTCTGATTATAATAATATGAAAAAAACATATGATAGCACTGTCAGAAGATTATCTTTAGATTCTTCTGTTGAAAATTATAAAACATATCTAATTGGTGGATTTATGGCTTGTGAATTTTTATTGGGGAATTTCTTCAAATTTGATATGCAAGGATTTACTCAGCAACAAATATTATCTATGAATTCATATGAAAAATTATTGATAGAATTAGGAGAAAAATCATATGTACCAACAGGTTCTAAATGGCCTGTTGAAATACGTTTGCTATTTATGATTATAATGAACGCAGCATTCTTCATAATTTCAAAAATGATAATGAAGAAAACAGGTGCAAATCTATTGGGAATGATAAATAGTATGAATTCAACAACTACTCAACCAACTACAACTCAGAAAAGAAAAATGAAAGGGCCAGATATCGATTTAAACAATATACCCGATGAATAAAATATTTTAATATAAAAAAATAATTATTATAATTAGTTAGATAATGACAAAATTTCAAATTGCATCAGATTTACACATAGAATACAAAAACAATGAAGTGCCAGATCCACTTGATTTTATAACTCCGAGTGCTGATATATTAATATTGGCAGGAGACATAGGTTCGTTTTATAAAATAAAACAATTATATGAGTTTTTAGATAAAATATGCAAATATTTTAAATATGTATTGTATGTGCCTGGAAATCAAGAATATTATACATTCGAAGAATATAGACCAATGAGTATGAATTTACTTGTAAATAGATTGTATGATATTGAAAATAATATACCAAATTTATACGTATTAAATAAATCATCTATAATAATAGATGATATATGTATAACAGGTTGTACTTTATGGTCTAAACCCGAAATTAAAATTCCAAAATATATAGTTCGAATACATGGTATTAATAACGAAATATACGAAAAAAAACATATGGAAGATGTAAATTATATAGAAAAAATGTGCGAATATACTTCAAATAATAATCTAAAATTACTTGTTGTCACACATTATTGTCCTACTTATAAAGTTTTAGATGGATATTATAAAAAAGATAAATTATCGTCTTTGTATACTACTAATTTAGATTATCTTTTATGTTCTTCTAAAATTAATACATGGGTATGCGGACACGTTCATACTAACTTTGATTTTATTTCTAATAAAGGAACTCGTGTTATTGGAAATCAAAAAGGAAAGCCCAAAGATAAAATTACAGATTTTTTAAAAAATTGTGTAATTAAAATCTAATTTTATATTTTAAAAAAAATATAAAATATTAAATAATATTAAATAAATGTCATCAAATAACTGCGATATTGATATAAATACTTGTAAAAAATCTAAAAAATTAAAAAAAAAAGATATAGAAGATTTAGCTATTAAATGCAATGTCGATCCCAACGAATATAAAAATAGAGATGATTTGTGTGAAGCTATAGTCAAAAAAAATAATCCTGATTTTGAAGAAGAATCTAAATGCAATAAAATTACGTTTGAAAATTGTCTGGTGGCTGATTTGAGAAAAATCGCAAAAGATGAGGGATATACAGGATATACATCTCTTAAAAAAAAAGAATTAATTCAGTTTATAAAAGATGAAAGATTAAAAAAAGGTGCCAAAGAAAAAGGCGCTGAATCAGAAGAAAAGGAAGAGAAACCAAAAAAAGATAAATCAAAAAAAGAACAATATACATCTGAAAAATTAAAAAAAATAATTATTTCGGCTGTAAGAAGTTTTGGTAAATATTCAACTATTATTGAAAATAATATTAGTAGATCAGATATATTAAAATATATAGAAAAAAATAATAATATAACAAAAGAAATACTAAAAAAAGTAGATTATAAAGAAATAATAAATGAAGAACTTATAAAAATGCAAACAGAAGAGGAAACTAAATCTTCGGAAGAATCTTCAGACGAATCTGATGATGAACCTATAATAAAAAAACCATCTAAGCGAGTTTCTCCTATTTCAGAAAAACCAATTTTCCCAAAAGTCACTCCCCAGGTTCCTAAAGTTGCACCTCCTATTCCACCAAGAAGATCTGTTGTACCACCTGTTCCTTCTATAAGACAGCCCCCTCCAGTTCCGCCTAGAAGATCTAGAAGAGAGTCTCCTAGAGCAGCTCCAAGCCCTATGAAACCATCCTCATTTATTTACCCTACTGGAGATGTCGAAGATGTCATTTCCTCAATTACAAAATCTAATTTTGTACCTACAACTAATGTTTATAAACCTCTATCATGTAATCCCGTAAATGATGAATACTGTGAAGAAGGATTTTCTTGTGATGTTACTGATCTTCCGGGAAAATGTATCGCGAATGAAAATGTAAAAAATCTTCAAAAAATGACTTACAAAGGTCATAAAATAGTTGGTACAAGAGATGCAATATTAAATTTAAATAAAATTTTAAACAATATAGGAAAAGGAGTAGGGGAATATAAAAACCAAGATTTTCTCAGCGATAGATATTTTATAGGTGCTAAAGTTAGAGTTATAAAAACAAATAAAATCGGAAAGATAATAGATGTTTTAAACGACGATAATAAAATTTTAATAGAATTTTTTGAGGGTACACCTCCAAAGTTATACACAGAAGATCAAATATATGTGTTAGAAGAGGGAGAAGATATAGAGGAAATGGAAGAAGAAGTTGAGGAAGAAGAAGTTGGAGACGAGGAGGAAGAAGTTGAGGAAGAGGAGGAAGAAGTTGGAGAAGAGGATGAGGAAAAAGAAAAAATAAATTTTAAAGATGTTAAAGATTTTTTACGAAATATTGATGAAATTCCAGATGATAAATTAAAAAATTTAAATATTGTAAATAATCAAATATTAAAATGTCTTGGATTATTATAATTTTATATTTATACACATATAAAATTAAGAAGATAGGAAATTTTCAATATCTACAATATCCAAATATTCACAAATTGTAAGAGAATTATCAATAACATAAGAAATCAGAGAAGAATGAATTATATTTATACTTTCCTGTGTGTATTCATATTCTTCTATTTCATCAAATGAGTTATAATCATCGACATATGTATCAGAATCGCTATTTTCTAAATAATCTTCATTAAGAAGTATATTTTTAATATTTTTTTGCTCGTTCATAACAATTATAATAATTTAATTTTTAAATTTGAATATGTTTAGACGATTTATTAAATATAAATAAACAAAATTTAGAAAAATTAATGTTTGGCATATCTGTATATCTATTTTTTATAGTATTGTTAATTATCTCATACATTTTAATTAAATGAGTATAATAATATGATACCCATAAAGAATAATTAGTATATCTGGGAGTTTTATGTGGAATATAATTAAAAATAGCGCATTTTTTTATTTTCATTCTATATATAATATAAATAAGTTTTTAAATTCAGTTTAAATCTTTTAATTCTTCTTCTAGTTCTGCGTCAAGAGATTCGTCTGTCGACTCTTCGGAATTCTCATCAGACTCATCTATAATTTCTTCAACTTTTGAATCAGATGTAAAAGCTGGTATGGATTTCTCCATTACAATAGTAGAAAAACTTATAGTTGGTTTATTTAAATTTATACTTTCTAAATTATCGAAATTTTCAACTGGTCTAATATTTATAGAAGATGTCTTTTTAGGAATATTTTTTACTTTGGAATTTTTATTTTCAACAGGTCTAGATTCAACAGGTCTAGATTCAACAGGTCTAGAATCAACAGGTCTAGAATCAACAGGTCTAGATTCAACAGGTCTAGATTCAACAGGTCTAGATTCAACAGGTCTAGATTCAAAAGGTCTAGATTCAACAGATCTAGATTCTTTAATATTGTTACTTAAATTTTCAACAATACTTACTAATTGTGCTATTTTTTTCTCATGGGTTTGAATAAGTTCTTCTTGATCGTCTATCCGTTGTGTTAAATCATTTATATGATTCAATAACTTTTTATTTTGGGAAGAAAAATAAATAGTAATTCCAGAGATTACAAAAATTTCAGATACAATATGTATAATCTGTTTATTATCTAATAATTTTGACATTTTATTATGAATTTATTTTGTTTTAGATTTGAATTTGTAAAATGAATTTTTGTAATTTAAAACTAAAAATTTTTATATAAAATGAGCGGTAAAAAAATAGTTTTGAAAAAGTTAAAAGAATTAGATACTATATGGCATCCAGAATCCACATTAGTTTTTAAATCTTCAAAAGATAAGATAGTTATTGGTAGATATGAAGATGATAAATTTGTATCTCTAGATGATACTTCTTTAGAATTATGTGATACATGGAAATTTAAATATGATGAAAGTTTATTGGAAAAAAATGAGGAAGTTGAAGAAATCGAGGAGACTGAAGAAGCAGAAGAAGAGACTGAAGAAGTAGATGAAACTGATGAAGTCAGCGATGTAAAAGAAAATATAGATGAAAATACCGAAGTTGTTGAAGATAACGAAAATGTTGTAAAAATTATGGAATTATATAACGATAATGATACGAATAAATTGGGTAATGAAAAATTAATTCCAATCTTACAAGAAACTATTCCTATTTCAGATATAACAAAGGAATATTCAGATAAAATACATAAATATTTTGATTCTTTGTCTCAAAGCTATAATTTAGAAATTTTAAACATGAAGAATGAAATAATAAATATTACAAAAATTAATGAAAAATTGGAAAACGAACTTAAAGTAGAAAGGGAAAATCATTCAAATACAATATCAAAACTAGAAAAATTACAAACTAAATTTGATGGTATTAAACAATTATTTTCTTTATAATAATTTCATAACAATAGTTATAAAATTATAGTTTATTAACAACATATAAATAAGAGCTAGTATTTGTTTTTACTATATAAGTTTTAAACTTATTTGTAGTTTTTAATATATAATCTATAGATTTCCAATTTGATATAATATGTATATCTTCTATAACTATCCACCCTTTTTCATTTAAATTTTTTAAAGCAAATAATAATGTGTTAAAATTAGCTCCTATAGAATGAAGACCATCATCTATTATTAAATCAAATTTTATGCTTCCAAACGAACTTTCAATTTCATAAAATGTTTTAAAATCTAGTTGATCTACATAACAAGTTTTTATTCGATCTTCTTGAAATAATATATCTTTGTCTATATCACAACCATAAATATTTGAATTAGGTAAATATTCTTTAAAAGAGTATATCGAAGCACCTGGTCTACCATTTGAGCCCATGGTTGAAACTAAAGTTGGATTATTGGTGCCTAAACCAATTTCTAAAATATTTAAATTCGTATCTGAACCTCCTAACTTATTAAAAATATAAGAATATAAAATATGATAGTTGTGTATGTTTGATTTGTCGGATCTATTATTATTTAAAATTTCTCCTAATTTTAGAGAATCATTTTCAAAATAATTAATATCTGCAATTTCAAATTTATAATCTGTATGAAATAATAATTCGTTCATTTGAGGTATAAATAAAGAAGCTCCTTTTACCCATAGATGTTTATGTGTGTTATCATTTGCTGAACCAGCTGAAAATAAATATAATTCTTCCATTTAAAATGTAAAATATAATTTTTAAATATATATTGATGTAAATAAATTTGTATTTGTAAAAATATAAATTTGCGTAAATAATTTTACATTATGTTTTAACTGAATACTTTTTTGAATATTCGCCTGTTTCTTCTGTATTTTTAAATTTCCATTTAAACTGTGCTTTTGAATTTTTTTTACCTTTTGATATTTCGCGAATTCTATGTTCTGGTTCACCGGTTTCTTTTGAAGCTTGTGATATAGATTTATATTCTGCTATAAATTCATCTTTCAATGAATATTGTAAAACATTTCTAACTTTTTTATTAAGATTTTTATTATATGAATGATTTATATTTTCAGATTTTGTGACCCATTCTAAATTATCAGCGTGATTATTTAATGTATTTCCATCTATATGATTTACTTGTAATCCGTCATAATCGTTTAACTGAGTTTTTCCTTCTATTGGGTGAAAAGCGTAACAAATAAGACGATGAACTTTATAATTTTTAACGTCAGTACATAATTGTAAATATTTTTCTGATTTACTAAAAACTAAAAACCTATTTCCATTCCATATTTCCCCGTTTTTATAAAATAAATGTTTTGGCATTTCTTTAATTTTTTGACATTCTATTTCTTTAAATCTATCCATCGTCCAATTAATCTTTTCTTGAAATAAGTCACTATGTCTTGATTTTTTACCGTTATTACTTTGTATATTATTTTTGGTAAGTATTTTTAAGTTGTTTATATTATTATTTTTTATATCAGTATCTAAATGAGAAACTACATAATTTTCATCATTTAATTTTTCCCAATTCTCAATTTGAAAAGCTTCTGCAACTAATCTAGAAGCATATTGATTTTTACCATTAATATGATATCTATATTTTGTGGGACATAATGTCAAATTTTTACCAAGCGCATTTTTAGCGTTTCCAAAATTAGAAATCCAGCCTCCAATTATTGGTTTCCAAATTTCTCCATTTTCTGAGTCTATATAATCATCTTCTAATGGTTTTTCTTTTAATTTTTTTTCTTTACATGTTCTACACTCTTTATTTTTCATAAAATCTTTATATAATTTTTCTTTTTCTATACCGCAACAACAAATATATTTTAATTTTATTGTTTTTTTATCAAAATAAACAAGTTTGCAATTTCTATTTTTAAAAATATTATATATATCAGGAAACTTTTCTATTAATAAATTATCATCCATTATATATTTTTATTATTTTTATTAATAATAAAAATCAATTTTTTAAATAAGAATTTTGAAAAATCTGTATAAACTGGAAAGCTTAAAGCACTGGAAAGCCTAGCGCTCCACCACTGATACGAATAATATTATTGTTAACAGCGGTAATAATAAATTCATATCTTTGTCCGGTAGAAAACCCTGAAAGTGGAGTGGTGCTAGTTCCGGCAGTTGCGGTAACAGCTCCATCAGAACCTCTTGGAATGATAGAAACGTTAGTCAATTTACCATAGTTAGTAGAACCCATAGGATCTAGGCAGATAAAATCCAATGAATAAGAATAAGTGTGGTACCCAATCAATTCGGGAATAACAGGTGCGTTATAGTAAGGATTTATTAGAGAGAAATAATCAGAACCCATAGTAGAAAGACGAGCAGTATTCTCATAAATCAATGAAGTACTTTCGATAGGATCTACTGATGGAGCAGCAACAGCAGCTGATCCATTGGGTGAAAAATCAATAGTAAAACCCGCTCCTGCAGCACTTACCTGAGGAGATTGAGTTTGATAAATAGACCAATCAGATCTGCAAGTTGTATTTCTTACAGCAAAGAACAATACTTTAATTGCATGAGAAAATCTAATATCAAAAGAAGGTTCTCTATTTCCTCCGGTACCTGGATTAAAGTTTTGTCTGGGCGCAGTTTGTACTTGTTCGATCAAAATATCTCTAGGGGCGCAAGCCATTCTTTTACGTTCATCATTGGAAACTATAGCATAGTTAGCCCATACATTTGCAATACTTATTGATGGCGTAGTAGTCAGATCTCCAGAAGCTGCAACAGGTACACCAGTTGCACCTGCATCAACGTATCCAACAAGCAATTCTGTGTAGTCGCGGAAACTAAAATTCAATCTCATTTCATTATAAGGTAGCGCGGCAGTTGGAAGAGCAACACCGCTATCACGACCATAGAAAAATGGAAGAGGAAGATTTAGAGTAGCTGAAGGAATAGCAACTCCCACGCCAACAGGAGTAGTCAAATTAGGAGTATTACCGATCATATTCAAATACCCATTTTGTTTTCCGGCAGGTACAGTAAAAGCAGCCCAAAAATCAAGATGATAACTATCAAATCTAGCAGCAACTAGATCATTAAAGGTGATAGAACATTCGCGAACCAAGTTATGCATAAGATTTTGAGTCCATCGAATAGCGTCTAAACCGCTTGTGGATGTATTAGAAAGAGTAACAGATGGAATAGTAACTCTCAGCCATGTTTGCAATAAATAATCTCCAGCACGAGAGATATTTACAGACCAATCTTGATTGAAAGCAGCAGTTCCAGAAGCTTTAGAAAGAGCGACGGGAACTTGAGTAAACCAAGTTGATTTTCTGGTTTCACGAACAAAATAGGCAGTGGCATCAGGTCCACCATACATGTACTTTTCAATTTCATCAAAAGTAGCTAAATCAATAAACCCGGAGGTAACATTAGAATTTGTTGCAGAAGACATTTATGTTAAAACAAGAAAATAATTTTTTATAAAAAATTATTTTAATTTTGTTTTAAAGAAAAAACTTTAATTTTGTTTTAGTAAAACAAATTAAATATATCAACAAGTAAAATATAAATACAAAAAATATTTCTAAATACCTTTTTTTATTGTTTGTAAAATAAATAAATTAAATACAAGGTATAAAATTTTTATTTTTTTTGGTAAATTATAAAACAGTTTAAATTTATATCTAATATAAATTGAACTAGTTTTATTCTATATTTTTTTGCAAAAGTTATAATTTCATTTAAAAAAATTAAATTGTATTTTAAACACTACAAATATTTTTACAAAATTATGTCAAATGAAATAAATATTTTAACTATAGATTTAAAAATTAGAAATAATTTTACGTCCGAAATTGAAAAACTTGACTTGTATAAAAGTAGATTACAAGATATAAATAAAAGTTTAGAAATAGAAAATATAAAAGACCGTGTTAAAAATCGTTTATTGAAAAGTAAGACGCAATTAGAATCCCATATTCACGATATAGAAACTAAATCTTCTCTAAATTTTTATATAACTGAAAGCGCTGAATTATTAGAAAAGTATAAAGAAATCTTAAACGAGCCATTAAAGATGAATTTCTTAGGAAAAAAAGTAAAAAATAATAAGGATAAACAAAGAATATTTAACGAATATTTGGAAATTGCAAGTAAGTATGTTTCGATAGATCTAGAAAACAAAGAAATAAAGGATAAAATTATTTGTAAAAATTGTAACAACAAAAAAGATTTTGATATAATAGATGGAAATATTTATGTATGTATAAACTGTTCCGCGCAACAAATTATAATGAAAAATGTTTCATCTTATAAGGATATAGATAGAGTTAATATAACTTCGAAATACTTATATGATAGAAAAATTCATTTTCGCGATTGTATAAATCAATATCAAGGAAAACAAAATAGTACTATAAGTCAAAAAGTTTACGATGATTTAGAGAAACAATTTGAATTACACCATTTATTAAAAGGGGACAAAGAAACCTCAAAAAATATAAGATTTGCAAATATAACAAAAGAACATATAGGTATATTTTTAAAAGAACTTCAGTATACAAAACATTATGAAAATATAAATTTAATATATTATAATATAACAGGTAAAAAACCGGATGACATAGGATATTTAGAAGAAAAATTACTTGAAGATTTTGACATATTAACAGATGTTTACGATAAGAAATTTAAGAATATAGATAGAAAAAATTTTATCAATACACAGTATGTATTATATCAACTATTGTTGCGTCACAAACACGTATGTAATAAGGAAGATTTTTCTATTTTAAAAACTATAGATCGAAAGAATTTCCACGACGAAATAATGAAGGTTCTTTTTGAGGCAATTGGTTGGAACTTTAGTCCTTTTTATTAGGGATATAGGTTTTTTGAGGGTAATGATTTTCAAAAAAAATTTTGAAAAAATTGATTTAAAGAAATATAAAATTGAATATAAAAACAACTTTTGTAAAAAAAAATTAAAATATGCATAATCTTAAAACTTTACAAGATTATGCAAAAAAATATGAAGGTAAATGTCTTTCAGATAAATATATAACAAACGCAACATTATATAAATGGGTATGCAAAAACAATCACGAATTTGAGAAAACATGGACTACTTTATTAAGATCGAATTCTACTTTTTGCACGAAATGTAAAAATAATATTATAGATCAATTAAAATTATTTGCCGTAGAAAAAAATGGAAAATTATTATCAGAAAATTATATTACATCTAATTCATTATATAAATGGGAATGTAAAAATTCTCATATTTTTGAAAAAAGCTGGACTGAGATGAAAAGAGCTAGTTGGTTCTGTATTAAATGTAATAAAGATAACGAAATAACAATAGATAAATTAAAAAAATTTGCGAAAGAAAAAAATGGAGAGTGTATTTCGGAAAAATATATAAATTCAAACACAAACTACGAATGGAAATGTGAAAATTTCCATACATGGAAAGCAACATGGGTTAATGTTGGATATAATAATGCAACATGGTGTAAAAAATGCAATGAATGGACTTTTGAAAAAATTCAAAAATATGTATCTGAAAATAAAAATGGAAAATGTTTAAAAATTATTAGTGGGTATGGAATCGATGGAAGATATTTATTTGAATGCGATGATTTTCATCAATGGGAAACAAATGCTGGAAATATTATTTACAGAGACACATGGTGTGCTAGTTGCTTAAAACTTACTATTGAAGATTGTTTTTATGAAGCGGAAAAAAGAGGTGGTAAATGTCTGGATACTGTATATATAAATAAAAGAACTGATATAAATTGGGAATGCCATTACGGGCATCGATTTAAATGCCCTCTTGGACCTGTGAAACACAATAATAGATGGTGCAAAGAATGCGCGATTATTGATATGAAACTTGATATTGATGAAGCTCATAAAATAGCATTAGAACGAGAAGGTAAATGTGTAACAGAAACTTATATAAACTGTGATACTCGTATGGAATGGATATGTAAAGAAGGACATAATTTTCATTCAACATTAACAGATATAAAAAGAGGAAATTGGTGTCAAACATGTTCCATTATACAAAGACGCTTAAAATCTATAGCTAGAATAGAAGACTGGCTACTTTCTTTCAATGGTAAATTACTGTCAAATAAAAATGATATTGATTTTAAACTCAATCCAGAGGAAATCAAACTAGCTTTTGAATGTGAAAATAGTCATCGTTGGGAAAAAACAATGGATAGAATAAACTATGATTCTCATTGTCAAACATGTTCCATTATACAAAGACGCTCAAAATCTGTAACCAGGATAGAAGACTGGTTACTTTCTTTCAATGGTAAATTACTAACAAATAAAGAGGATATTGATTTCGAACTCAGACCGGAGGAAATAAAATTAGCTTTTGAATGTGAAAATAGTCATCGTTGGGAAAGAACAATGGATAGAATAAACTATGATTCTCATTGTCAAACATGTTCCATTATACAAAGACGCTCAAAATCTCTCACTAGAATAGAAGATTGGTTACTTACTTTTAACGGTAAATTACTAACAAATAAAGAGGATATTGATTTCGAACTCAGACCGGATGAAATAAAATTAGCTTTTGAATGTGAAAATAGTCATTGTTGGGAAAGAACAATGGATAGAATAAATTATTATTCTCAATGCCCTTATTGTACTATAATACAAAGACGTATAAAAGCTATAAATAAATTAGAAGAATGGATAAATTCTCTTAATGGATATTTGTTGTCCGATACAGAAGAAATGTTAAATTATTCCGGTAATTTTAATGAAATAGATATAAAAGTTAAATGTCATAAAGGACATATATGGTCGCGCACGATAGAAGTATTTAGAAATAAAACATGGTGTCCTGATTGTCGTTTTAAATCAGAGTCCGCGTGTCGCAATATTTTCGAAGATTTGTTCGGAATAGAATTTCCGAAAAGACGGTTAAAATTTTTAAATTATTTAGAATTAGACGGATATTGCGAGGCTCATAAAATAGCATTTGAATATAATGGTTTACAACACGAACAATATATTCGACATTTTCATAGAAATGGTATTCAAGATTTTTTTAAACAACAAAATAGAGACAAAATTAAATATGAATTATGTAAAAAAAATAATATAACTTTAATAAATATACCATCGCAATATACATATACAAACTTGAAAAAATTAAGAAAATTTATAATCGAAGAAATGGAAAATAATGGAATTATAATTTTGTAAAATACTATACACGCGCGTGTATAGTATATAGCTGGATAAACCCGGGCTTGAACCGGGGACCTTTGGCTCATAAGACCAATGCTCTAACCAACTGAGCTATATATCCAAATAATAAATATCTAATCTTTAAATCTGAATTTGTAAAAAAATTGATTTTTTATAATTTTACAAAATAAAAAAATAAATGTCTGAGAAATATAAACTTCAATTACAATTTATAAAACATTTTTACAAAATACTATTTAGTCTAAAACGTTCAGGCGAAATTGATTATATTTTAACTTTAGCAGAAGATGAATTTAAATTTTCTGCGCCAGAGGTTGTAGATTATTGTTATAAAATAATTTATAAATATGTAAAACTTGAAATAGATGGAATACATAAAGATAAATAAAATTTTTATATGAAAAATATACTTAATATAAATTTATTATATAAATATAATAAATTAACCTATAATATCTGTAATATTTTTTATTATATTGTTGTATTTTAAATTGTTATCTTCTTCAAGAATCCAAGTTGAAAAGCCATTTTTTATTTTTTCTTCATGTTCTTTTAGAATACTTATACTTTCTAAATATTTTTCATCAAAAATTTTAAAACCAGGTATTATTAAACCTTTAAAATAATTTTTATATAAATCTATAAGAGAAAAAATTTCATCTCTTACCAAATCTATAATTATAACCCAATCTAATTGAAAACTATTATCTTTTATAACTTTTATATAGTTATTCATATTAGAATTATTAAATATAGTCACTGATATAAATCTATTTTTTAAAAATTTTCTCATAGAATTTATAACTTCGGATAAATTATATTCTTTCTTTGTTTGTTGATTTATACATATATCAATACCATCGCAACCTAAATCTAAACATAAATTTGAAATATTTACATAATTAGTTTTTCTAAAAGAATATTCCGAGCCTCCTACGGAAAGTATTACTAGTATATTTTTTTTCTTTAAAAGTTCTATATTTTTTCTTACTGTTTTAAAATCAGCTATAAAATCTAATCCTGAGTCTTTAAAAGTATAAGATTTTAATTGATAATTACATAATGGATGAACGTAGCAAATATAACATACATTAAAATTTTCAACCGTAATTAGATCAATATTATATTCATTATTTACAAAATTAGAACACCATGATTGAAAATATATACCTACATGTTTTTTTCCTTTTAAACTTTTATTTAAAGTATTCATATTTATTATTAAAAATCTATTTTAAAATTGAATTTTAAAAGTTTATTATGTATTATTAAAGTGTATAAAATGTCTTCTCCAAATAATACAGATAATGATAATACTGAAAATGAAAATTTATACAATTCAAATATAGAAGAATTTACTCAAGCAATAGATGCATCTTCTATATTTACACATTATAATGAAACTCCTATTTTTGAACTTATAAGTCCAGCATTGTATAATAATAATAGCAATAATTTTTTTAACATGATATATACAATGAATCCCTATTTAATGGATGAGATAAATAATTATATAGGAGAAGAATTTGATAGAATATTAGAAGATTCATTTGCGGAACAACAGCCCGAACAAACTCCAAATTCTCCTATAGAATTTTCGATTTTACCATATGATTCTATTAAAGACAAAATCCATGATAAAGAATGTGTTATATGTCTTTCAGAATTGGATGAAAAAATTCCTATATCTATAACAAAATGTTCTCATTTATTCCATAATAATTGCATAACAGAATGGTCCACGCATAAAATTGATTGCCCTATATGCAGATCTAATATGATATAAAATTAAACATAATTATGTTTAATTTTTTTCTTTTAAAAATATAAATGATATACAAAATTAAAGAATTATGGGAAGAAAAAGGCTTTGAAATTTTATTTGGTTTATGTATAGCTTTTATAATAATTTATGGTTTATATAGATTAATTACAAAAAAAAGAGGTACATATTCTAAAAGTTATTATTATAATAAACCAAATTCCAATCATGAAAGTGTATATGAATCTCCAAAAAAACAAATAGTTAAAGAAAGCAAAGGAGAAGTAGAATGTAGAAGAGTTTTAAATAAAATATTTAATAAACCTTTTTTTAAAGCAAGACCTGATTTTTTAAATAATCCAGTAACAGGAGGTCAATTTAATTTAGAATTAGATTGTTATGAACCTAGTTTAAACCTCGCTGTTGAATATAATGGAATTCAACATTATCAGTATAATAAATTTTTTCATAGAAATAAAGAACATTTTTTAAATCAAAAATACAGAGATGACATGAAAAGAAGAATATGTAAAGATCGTGGTATTATTTTAATAGAAGTTCCATATACAGTAAAAATCGCTGATATAGAAAATTATTTAGTTAATAAATTAAAAATCTTCGGTATTTTGAAATAAATTTACTTTCGTGACATTGAAGGAGGTAATCTTTTTGCTTTATTTCGAAGATTTTCTACTTCTGTCTCTGATTCAGATGAAGATTCTGATACACTTTCATTATCTGTTGAATCGGAATCAGTTTTCATATCTTCTTCATCTATATCCTCGTCATCTATATATTCATCTATTTGTCCGTAACTTAGAATATCAAACACCTTGCATATTTTTGTTTGATTTCCATCTTTTTTTTTAAAATCAAAGTCGATCTTTTTAAGAACTCCATCAAATTTACGATGAAAAGATGTTACATTTAAATCTAATTTAGTCATTTCTTTAGCTGTTTGAGCCGAAACAGTATGATCCATATCTAAATCAAACGTGCTTAAATCATCTATAATTTGCCAATCAACTTCGTTTAATTGGTTTTCTAAATGTTTTAAATTAGTCTCATTTCCTTCTACACGTATAAAATAATACCATGATTCATATTCTTCTCCACTTGTTTCCATTAAAACGACGTAATTTCCATCAGTTTTTCGCGATGGTGTTTTTAAAATTTTTTCAGATTTTATACTCATTTGTTATTAAAAATTTATGTTTTAAATAATATTTAAGAATTGGATCTTAAATATTAAAATGTTTTGTTTTCAAATAAATACACAATGTAATATAGATATTATATGTGAATATGTGTATAAAAATAGGGAATTCTTAAAGGACAATAAATGCGATAAAATACTATATATAAATAAAATAAAAACAGAAGATTTGAAAGTATGTATTGGTTTCGGAGAATATTGCTATTTATACAAGAATCATGAAATTTTTATAAATTATAAAGAAGAAGGAAACACTAAAGGAACTGATAGAGGAGTTGAGTATTATAAAAGATTTACATTATGCTGTATAAAAGAAAATATTATATTAGAATTTTTAAAAGAATGCTATAATTATATAAAAAATATTAATGAAGAAAATACAAATATACTGATAACTGATAAATATGGAGAATGGATTAATTATAATAAATTACCATCAAGAAGTTTAGAAAGTATATATATAGACAATAGTATAAAAAATAAAATTGTAAAAGACATTGAAATATTTTTGGAAAGTGAAAAGGAATATAATAATTTTGGCATTCCATATAAAAGAACATATTTGTTAACAGGAATACCTGGATCTGGAAAGACTTCCTTAATAAAAGCATTATGCAAAAAATTTAATTATAGTCTTTCAATGTTATCAATTTCAAATAATTTCGACAATTCTTCTTTATTGGTGGCTATAAAAGAGTTGCCAAAGAAAACTATTTTTTTAATAGAAGATATAGATAGTTTATTTGAAAAAAGAAATTTTTCAACCGACAATAATTCTTTGACATTTAGTAATTTTATTAATATTTTAGATGGTATATTATACAGACATTCCACAATAATATTTTTAACTACAAATCATCCAGAAAAGTTAGATCATGCATTATTGAGAATAGGAAGAATAGATATGATAATAAAATTTGATTATCCATCTAGAAATAATATAGAAAAATTATTTAATGACCTGTTAAAAAATATTTATAATGAAAAAGAATTAAAAGATAATTTTAATAGTTTTTATGAACTTATAAAAGATAAAAAAATAGCCATGTCTGCAATAATTAATTTTTTATTTAGATACAAGAATACTTGGAATATTTACATAAAGGAATTATTGGATACGAATAATTTTATACGAGAAACATTAAAACAAAATAAAACTGAAAATATGTATAATTAATTTTTTATTTTTTCTTTGATAATAATAAATGAATAATTATTCAGTAAATGGACCAAACTGTTCTTATATGGGTTTAGGTAAATATAATACCGTTCAAAGAAATTCAGGAAGCGTCGGAATGCCTTATGTGCCTCCAAATAATATTTCGGGATATTACGTAGTTCCCGACTATAAAACAATTAATTATGATGCTTTAACTCATGGAGATGAACCATCATGTGCTGGTTATTTTAACATCACAGGTGGTTATGGAAGAAATGCCGAAAATTGCGAAACTAATTATTACAAAAGAAATTGTATGTAAATAATATAAAATAATTATTATTTTATATTTAAATCGATGTTGTTTCATCTGTTTCTGCAGTATCATATGTTTCAGTTGCTTCATCTGTTACTGTTATAGATATTTCATCTATAGTATTTTCAGAATCATTTAAAGTTTCTTCGTCAGATATGGATAGATTATTATCATAAATAGATAGCAATGAATTACCTTTATTTTCCGAGTTATAAGGATTTTTAGAATTATCACATAAATATGAAACCATAGCTATATCTGAAGATATCAATTTTACTCTTCCAGAATGTATTGTTAAAAAATTAGAATTATAAAATAATTTTACTACATATTGTTCTATAAAATGTTGCAAAATTATAAAGACATCTTTTTTTATTTTAAAATTTTCTTCTGTTTTATATTCCTTAAAAATATTTCTAACTATTTTTTCAAAATAAGATTTTGAAAGAATTAAACATTCATTCTTTTGTTCTTTTTTAATATCTCTTATAGCAACAGTGCCAGATTTAAATTTATGGTTTTTTCCAACACGTGACTTTGTAGATTTTTTTAACATGGATGAATGAATAAAAGGTATAACACCTCCACCTAAAAAAGATATATTAAGTTTAATAAATAAGTTATTTAATTCGCAATCATTTCTTATACTAATTTCCATATCTCTAACGGTTATTCTTGCTCTTTTATCATCTTTGCAATATATAGAAGATAAATCTAAAATTTCATAACATAAATATTCTAACACCGCTGCAAAAAATATAGGAGCGGTGCTTGTTACCATTACTTTTGTGTTTCCAAAATTTCTTAAAAATTTTTCAGCAATAGAAGGAGGAAATATAATATTTGCTTTATTTTGTCGAGAACCTTTTTCTAATGTATTTTTAAAATTATCTACAGATTTATCACCTTCTGATAAAGAATTTTTTAAAAGTTCTCCTGTTAAGATAATTTTTAAGGCGTTCGTTATTTCTTTTTCTGAGATTGTTTTTCTTTTTCCAAAAATTGTCAATTCTGTTGATATATTTGAAATATATTTGCAGAAAATACATATAAAACTATTTAATTGTTGTTTTGCATTAAAAGTTATTCCGCAATTTTCGCATATCTGTTTAAGAACTTTTGAAATATAAACTTCGAAGAAATTAATATGTTTCTTTTTTTTTATTTTTTCATCCATTTATGTGTAAAAACTAATCTTTTAAATACAATTTAAAGGTGTATATTTTGTATAAAAAATGAAAGGAATAACAAAACCATCTTTAACACGTTTAGCAAGAAGAGGAGGAGTTAAAAGTTTATCGGATGATTGTTTTGATACGGTCAGAAACTTAATTGGATTAAAGTTGGAAAATATAATAGAAACAATTGTAATAGTAAATTCTTCATCCCAAACAAAAATAATAACTTTAGAAGATGTATATAAATCATTTCATATATTAAATTACAATATAACAGAATCAAATTATTTAAGTGATAAAAAATAAATCTTTAATTATTTACTAATTAAAGATTATACAACTCCTTGATATTTAAATCTTTTACTCCATATTTCTTTTGTATTACATGGTTTTAATTCCCAGTCATTATTATTCCCAAAATTATAAGGAGTATTTGTAAAATTGCTATACATAACACCGCATTTTTTTGCATCTTTTAGACAATTTTTAACATCTGTATAAGATTTTACGTCAAATTTATTTCCTGTGTTACTGTTTTTTATAAATAATTTATTACATTCGCAATCACTGTATTGATATAACGGACGACCAGGCCCATTTTCCCAATATAGACAATAAGCACAATCGCCTTGATTTTTTATATCTCCCAAATCTTTAGCAGAATTAGTTTGAAAAAAATTGTAACACTGACTATAACAATTCATTTTTATTATAGAATATATTTTAATTTTATAATTTTATTATAAAATTACTTAGTAAATAATTAAGGAAATGCGGTAACATTTATATCTCGTTGATTAGCCGACAATCCCCCTCCGTATTGTGTATTCATATTTAATGCTTTTACAGGATTAAAACCTGAAGCAATGCTAGAAGCCATATTGAGTTGTGATTTATCCATGTCAATACCTCCAATAACTCTTTGCGAGTTTCCAGATGTAGTGTAAACAAGATTTGCAAGAGAATTTGCAGTATCGTTTGTTGTACCACCCATAACATTCATTGCTCCTTGTTGCAGATCAATATTAGGTTGGACCGAAGGTCTAAACCATCCTCCTTCGCATGGTACAACAGCCAAATCTCCTCTTATAGGATCTCCTTGACTTCTAAGACGACTATTTCTATTTGCGTATATAAATCTGTCATATACAACAGGAGCGGGCATTCCATTTTGTTCCGCAGCAGACATTTGTGTCATATCACTTACGGGTAGAGATGAAGCAGATGCTGGAAAACTTGATTCAGAATAAGCTTGTGATCTAATTTTATTATAATTTCCATTTGCGTAATCAGCGTCCATTGCAGGGGCTCCTCCCATATAAGATTCCGGAACTCCTCCTTTTCCACAATTTACAGGTCCGCCATTAGAATAATTTTCTCTTATAGGAAAATCAAAATTTTCTTTTGAAATATAATTTTGAGAATTGTTACCAACTAATTTACTAAATGTCAACGGATTTACAGGACTTGCTTGATTAATTTTGCTAGGCATATTATATCTTATATTTGCACCATAATCAGTATTAGAAAATCTTGGAGATAACATTGCTTGATATGTACCGGGGACTGAATAAAAATCACCTTTTGCGGCAGATTTAGAAGAAGGAGCTGCAACAACATCTACTCTTGATTGAAAACTTGGAAGCATTCCAAATTCTTCTTTAATTTCATCTTCATCTTTAGTTTTAATATTTATTGCTGCTACAGCAACTATTAACCCAATTAGTGTTACTAAAAATTTATTGTCAAACATTTTTATTTATACACTAGAAAGAATAAAAAAAATAAATAAAAAAAATTATAAAAATTTTGAAACAATTTTGACAGTATTAATATTTGCATAATTATACATAATGTTTTTTTCTTCTATGTCAAGTATTTTTTTATATGTTAAAATATCAGTATTCAAAATGATAAAAGTATTCTCATCGCATATTAAAGATTCTAAAATATATTTAATTTTTATATAAAATAACTGATATTCATCTAAAAGAGGAAGTTTAATTATATCTTTTATCTTTTCCGGAAATAAAAATATGTCAGGAGAGATAATATTGTGTATAATTTTATCATATTTACTCTTATGAGAATAATCTATAAGAAAATTGTCGTTCATCTGTATATTCGAAATAAAATTATAAGCCATGTTGAAATGGTCGTCTATATACTTTACATTTTCTATTTTTTCATCTTTCAAAAAGTTATACATGTCTTTTTTTATAGAAATTATATTTTTTTTTACCTCATATATGAAATACAAGTCAAATATATCTTCTATTTTATTTAGTTTTATATCCTTTATTTTTTTAAAGATATCTATAAAACTATGAATCTTTTCATCTATTGTATTTGATAATATATAATTAAATATCTGATTTTCATTTCCATTATTCATAAATGAATTATAAGTAGATAAATATGAAATTTTAAAATCATATTTTAATTTTAATATATAATCAAACAAATCTATAGGTGTATACTTTTCAAGTTCAAATTTATCCGTATTTATAAGATTTGAATATTTCTTGGCATTATGAAAAAAATCCTTAATATCCTTTGAGTTTTTAAAAGTATTTTTACAAAATTTTGTATTTGAAATAAAGTTTGAAAGTTTTATTAAATTGTAAAAATCATTTTTTTCTAATTTTTTATCTATTATTATTTGATAAATGGATGTTATTAATACAGATAAAACATCTGTTATAGTACTGAATTTATACATATTGATTATTCCGTAATGAAAATTTTCATATATAACATGAGATTTTCCGTAATCTATTATAACAGGAATTATATTTGTTTCAAGTTTAATAATTTTTTTATGAGATAATAAATACTCAACTTGTATTGGTTCTTTGGTTTTTACGATGATAATATTCCATATTGTTAAATCATTGTGTACGAATGCATATTTTTTTTGAGCGTACTCTAAAGCAGCGCATATTTGTAAAAGTATAAGTAAATATTCTTTAAAACAAAATTCTGCGCTTTTTATATATTGTTGAAAAGTAATACCATCTATATTTTCAGTTATGATATTGTAATAGTTATTTTCACTTTCATATAAACCAAAGTTATAAGAAAAATTTGGAATTTCTTTACATATTTTATTTATACAATTTAAACCAACAAAAGCTTCGTGAATATGTTCTTTTATTTTTTCAGAGTCATTTGTGCTTTTTATATTTATAGAAAAGTTTGCAATTTTATATTTTTTTATACTGCTTAATTTATTTTCAAAAATTAAAGTACTATCATGGTTCAAAATATTTATATATTTACTTTCTCTACTTAGATTAAGTATATAATGAACTCCTTTCAATAAACCATAACAACGATTATTGTTTGGAATATTTTGTATATTTTGTATACCTTTTACTGTTTTTGGATATTTATAAAATTTTTTATTTTTAATAATATCATATTCAATTTTAAGTTGAATATCAATAGGTTTTATATTATTGTATTTATAAGACCCCACACAAGTTTTAATATCTATCAAAAGCTTTTGACAATAATCTAAAATTCCATCTTTTTGTAGATATTTATTATAAAATCTTTTTGCATTGCTGGCTATTTCTTTGCATTTATTTTCATTATTTCTACACCATTTTATCTTTTCTAATAAATCAGATAAATCTTCTTTTACAGGTACAAAATGAGTATATTCTTTTAACATATCTGTGTACCACATTTTCCATTCTGACTTTACAATTAATAAAACAGAATTCATATTTAATTGATAAGAAAGTCTAAACGCGGATGTATGCCCGTCTATATGTATTATGTATTTATATGTGGATTGAATATCTGGTGTAATACTATCAACTAATTTAAATGGCATATTATCTATATCAATTGTTTGTAAATATTTTTCCTCCATAATTTTTCTAGGTCTAATATTCCATTTTGTTATTCCGGCGTCTAAATAAGGAATATTATTCTCATCTTTTGGAAATATAGTAGAAAGATATGCGATATGCAATCTCTGATTTGTTTTAATTGTTACTCCAGTGCCAGTAGAGCTTCCTCTAAATATAGCAATGTTTTTCTTATCTTCCCATTTTGTATCGAAATTATAAGAGTTTTTCTGCCTTGAATAAGGAAACCATTTATTTTCTAAATTTTGAACCCGTATCCAATCATCATGACACGGCATTAATATATCTGCAAACTCCGAAGTATTTGAACTCATTGATAAAATAGGGCAATATTTGTCATAATTATGTGAGACAAGTGGTATATTTTTTGAATCCCATATATTATAATAAGCTTCAACATTATTTTTTGTTATTATAGGATAATCTCTCTTATTAATAAAAAATTCTACATCTGGTATTATTCTCTTCTCGCAAAGTTCCTCTAACATATTTTTTAAACAAGAAATATTTGTATCATTTTCACCTATAGGATATTCGTATCTTAACAAAGAATTATTGCTATACCATGTATTTATAAAATTATTTACTGTCGACTTTATAAATTTTCTATTTTCTAGTTTTGAAATATAACTAAAAAAATTATAAATATTTCCATATTTAGGCTCAATTTTAATGTTATCACTCCATTCATTAATAAAATTTACATTTGAGAAAGGTAAAAATACCTTTAAATTATTATTCACTATTTTTACAAATATACCTTTTTTAAATTTATTAAAAATATACTTAAATGTATTTGTTGTTGATATAGCATTTAAATTTTTATACTTTTCCCATTCTGTAAATATTTTATATTCTAAAAATAAATTAGTATCTAATTTTATATCGTGCTCTGAAATTTCATCTATATTATTTTTTTCGTATTTATAGTTATTAAACTGTTCTTCATCTCCGGCTGTAAAATTTATCTGCTTAAAATTTTTATATCTGGGATTACTTTTTTCTTTATTATAATTTTTTTCAAATAAAACACATTCCTCATACGAATTATAATAATCGGGATATTTTTGAAATAGCAAAGTAGTACTCATATATATTATTTGAAATATTTTTTTAAGTTATATATAATTTAAATATTATACACAAAAATGTATAATATTTATGCAATATTTTTTAACTGATCTGTTTCAGATAATTTTTTATCTCCATAATATCTATATGCAAGTTTTTCAGCGCATAATATATCTCCTATATTTTTTTCATCTACAAAAATATTTGCAAGAAGTCTTCCATATTTATCAAAATCGCCGCATTCTATATTAACAACATACACATTTTCATTTAAAATTTTAATTATCTCTTTCTTAC